ATCTTCAACGAATCTTGCTGGGTGACAACAGTTCCAGAATTGGTTGTCATCGAGAAGCCGTCGCCTAATGCGAACAGCGATTGGAATGAAACTGCGCGTTGCTCACCTCCATTGTTCAAGAGTCGTGACAGCATTACTTCCTCGCCTCTTTCTTCCCTCGCTCAATAGCGAAGGCAAACAATAGAAATACAGACCCGACAAAGATCAGGCCGATAGGGATTGACAACAAGAATATCCCAACTGCGATGAGTGATGCGGCGAAAAGTTCCATCAACAGAATCATGATGCTCCTAGACTACAAAGAAACCAGGCACGGGTGCGACCTCTTCACGACGAGTTGCACGATCAACAGCAATCGCACACGCAATCGCAGCGTCGATCTTTCGCTTCGATTTACCTTTGGACAGTCTCAGACCTGCATCAGTTTGACGAGGCACAGCCGACAACACCTGATCGGTGAACATCGGGTCACCATCATGAGCCAACACCTGACCAACAATCGCCTCATACAACGTGCCAATCGCAGGCACCATACGTTGAGCCGACTGCGGGAACTCGACCATTGGCAAACCATCATCGGCTAGAACTTCAGCTGTGCGTTGGAAGAATGCAGGGTCATAGGCGAACTCGCGCACATTGAAGTTCAGATGCAACTCACGCAGATACGCCTCAACTGCTGCGACATCCATCGCATGCGCATCAGGATGCCAAATCTTTGCTCGCACCACAATCCGACCGTCACGCGGCTGAGCCACAACCACAGCAATCGAGTCATGTTTCAACGCCATGTCAATCCCAACAAACGCAGGCAACTCAGCATCCAACCCCAAATCAGACTGGCATTGCTCCCACCCGCCCATCGGCAACCAGGGAGAATCCTCTTGTCTGACCCATTGGTTCAGCCTGTATCTGCGATACGGGATTTCAGCCGTCTGATTCATGCTGACCTCCATGTCTTCCAAGTCGAGCAAGCCTTCAGCGAGGTTCGGGTTCGCAGCAGCCCAAGCATCACGATCAGAGATATCACAACGCTCCGGCGCTTCCCACCAGAAGAAACCAAACCGCTCATCAGCCTGGTCGCCTGCAATGACCCGCTTGCCATAGTTGTACAGACGGCCACAGATGGTGTCGAAGTCGTAGCCTGCGGTGGTGATGGCAACGATCATCGGGTCTTTCCTTGCACCTGAACCCAACGTGAGCGCATCCCAAAGTTCTGAGTCACGCTGCACATGCAACTCGTCAAAGCACACGAACGACGGGTTGAGTCCTTGCTGAAGTTTGGCATCGCTAGACAACACGCGATAGATCGCACCGGTCGAAGGAACCTCGATCACATCCCGATACACCTTGCACACACCAGACAAAGCAGGCGACTGGGTGACCTGCCACTTGGCTTCGTTGAATACCACTCGTGCTTGCTGACGGTCACCAGCAGCCGAATATACCTCAGCCCCAGGCTCGCCCTCGATCAAAGCATGAAGCCCGCAGAGCGAGCCAAGTAAGGACTTGCCGTTCTTGCGCGCTAATCCAATGAGGCTTCGGCGGTAGCGAAGTAAACCATCAGGGCGGCGTTCATACAAAGAATCCAGAAGGTCAAGTTGCCATTGCGTAAGCAGAAGCGGCTGACCAGCCCGAACACCCTTCGACACATGGAGGAACGTGGCCGCGAAATCGGCAACTTGCGCACCATCAGACCTCGGATACAACTTCGGCGTTGACCACGTCGGACTTCCGTTTGCGATATTGATCAAGTTCATTTGCCACCCTTATCTCCGCTAGACCCAACCTTGCCCGATCCGACGGTGTGAAACCCAACAACGACATCCAACCCGTGTTCTGAGCATCCATCTGCTCGATCTGCTTCACCGCTGGATGCGTCACGATCTGACCGTTCGGACTCGTGTACCACCTGCGCTCGACCTCGTCTCCCAACCAGGCTTCCAACTCTGCGATCTTGTCGAAGTTGGAACACAACCTGGTCATGAGCGGAGTGTCGTGCAGCTCCGACAGATGACGACGACCAGCCGTCCAATACGTCAACCAATACCTTGACCCAACCTCGCCCAAGCCGACCGGCACCAACGGCACCACCGACGGATCGACCACAGCCAACGCCATGTCTGGCATCGGTTGCGCAGCCAAACCGTTCCGAATGCGCGAACCCTTCAAACGCTTCTGCTCGATTGGTTGCGCTTTGTTCCCGCGACCGACTCCCGTTGATTGTGTGGCCATGCGACCACTCTAGCCAGCACCCCTCCACAGACCATGCGCGTGTCGCGCACGGCTTGGGGTCATTTCGGGCTAGGGCTGCCCAAGACAGAGGCACCCCTGGAGGTGACGGCGGGGGGGTCAAGCGGTCGGCCTCGGTTTGCCTCGGCTGGAGTTGCATGACCTGTGGGCTGCGAGAAGGATCGAGTCGTCTTCTGGGTAGATGTGGTCGGCAGTCCAAGGGTCGTCGGGTCTTGCGCCTTGGTTGCATATCCAGCAGATGGTGGCGTTGTCTCTGACCCATTTGGCGCGTTGTTGGTAGTTTCCTGAGTACTTTGTTCGCTTGCCTTTGGGGTGCTGCTGGTGCCAGGTGGCTTGGCATGTGTCGCATCTTCTTTGGTTTGGTGTGAGTCGATGACAGTCGAGACATGGGCGTTGGATGGGCATGGCTGGGTGGGGTGGGTGGGCTGGGGTTACCAGAGGTCGTTGGGCATGATGTTGTGATCGGGATTTGATTGTTCGTGGTCAGGCTCAGTACGGAACTGTGGTGTAACTACGTTACACACACTGGTTCCCTTGTACCCGTTGGGTTCTGTGAAGTGGTTCCCGAGGGTGGTTCCCGTGTTGAGGGGGTCGGGGGTTGGCATTTGGCGGGCTTGGACGGCTCGGGAGATTGTGGTTTTGCGGGCGAGTGTGATGCCTTGGGCTTTGGCTTGCCGGATGATTTCGTTGGTTCCTAGTTCTTTGGGGTAGCCGAGTTCGTCTAGGCGTTTGGCTAGTGCGATCTCTTGGCTGGTGAAGCCTGTGCGTTCTTTGGTCTTGAGTCTGATGGTGATGGTGTCATCGAAGTCTTCCACGATGAGGTCGATGGTGTCTGGTACCCAGCCGATACGGGTGTGGGTGCGTTTGAGTCTTAGGCCGTCATCTGTCTTGGATAGTTGGAAGACGATGTCCACGTCGTCGTTCTTGGCTGATGACCCTCGTTGACCTAACTTGGCGTTCTTGCCTGCGTGGTCGGTGCGCACACATGCTACGCCTTCACGCTTGAGGGCTAGGCCTGTGGTGCGGGCAAACTCACGGTAGGAGTCTGCTGAGTTCTCTTCACCGTCGATGGCACGTCCTGTGGTGTCAATCACGACAACCTCAGCCTTGACCAGCCTGATGAGGTGCATCAAGGCTGATGCTCCTTCTGGTGTGTTGAGTGGTGGCAGTGAGGGAATGATGGCGTAGTGGAAGTGGGATAGGTCGTCGTCTTCTGTGTAGCCGAATTGTTCTAAGCGTTCGTAGAGATCGGATTCAATCATTTCGTAGTCGAGATAGAGACAGTTGACTGGTGGTTGTGCTGCTTGGCCGAAGATCGGTTTGCCTGTGGCAAGAGCTGCTACAGCATTCAAGGTGAGCCATGACTTGCCTGTCTTGGCTCCAGCGAAGATGGCGGTCTGTCTGCCTCGGGCGATGAGTGGTTTGCATATCCAGTCTTCTGTGGTGTGTTCTTGTGTCCAGAACTCTTTCCAGTTGACAAGCATGCCAAGCATTTCGTCGCCGGTGGGGATGGGTGGTAGTGGTTCGGCTTGGCCGTTTGGGGTGGCTAGGTAGGCTGTGGCTGCTTGTTTCCAGTTGCCGTTGTGGTCTCGGGCGGCCATGTAGCCGAAGCGGTTGTATCCGCCTTCTGGTAGCCAGGGGATGCTGGAGGTGAAGACGATGAGTGCGTCATTGCCGTTGTGGCCGATGGTGGCTGACGTTCCGTCTCGTGGGTCTTTGCCTGGTCGAACCCAGTGTTGTTCACCGTGTCGGTCGGTCTTTGCCAGTGTCCAGCCGTCTCGGGTGAGTAGGTCTTCCCATGTGGTTTGTGCGTTGTATCGGGCTGATGGGGTCGTTGGATCGTTCAGGAAGGTGTCTGATACGTCTTTGGGCTTGACCATTGCTGGTTGGCTGGTGAGGAGCGTTAGGAGCCATTGTGGTGCGTCTGCGGGCTTCCTGTCTGAGGGTGAGTGGCCGTCTTCCCATTCGTAGCGTTTGCCGTTCGGGTGCAGGGTTGGGTGGGCTAAGACTTGCCCGCCTTCACCACGAATGTCTAGCCCGACACCCAGCCGTGAGCCTGCGTCGTTTCTAATCTCGACTGGTGCATAGAAGTACAGGTGACGACCACCAGTGCCAGTGATTGCCTCAACGGTGTCAGGCAACTTGCCGTACCGTTCTTCCAGGTCGTGGAGCGTGTCTGAGCCTCGGTACTGCTCACGATCATCCACATCCACCACAAACACCTGCCCGTGCTGTGTCCGCCCTGTCGCAATACCGATACCAAACGTGGCGTACTCCCCACCCCACCAAGCCTTGATGGTGTCAACGTCTGTGGTGGCTTTCGTTTGCCAGGCTTCGATGCCAGGGTATTTGTGTCCAGGTTTGATAGGGATGACCCTGATGCCCTTCTGGGCGTAGCTGAGCGCGATGTCTAGTGTGTTCATCCAATTACCTTGTGCCATTCGTCGTGGTGATATTTACAGAGTCGAGATGTTGGCCAGAGGTCTGCATCTAGTTTGAACTTTCGTTTCGGTGCCCAGTGATGTGTTTCAACAAGATTGTGAGGTGAGGTGCAGCATTTGACTTCGCATGGTTTCACTTCGCATCGTGGGCATCCTTGACCGAGACAGAGTTGGCATCGTTCATCAATGACTTCATCAATGCTTTGACCCATGAACTCCCATTCGCTCATCGAGATGAACTGGGTTCTGCCATCGCAGTTGGTGCAGCGACGGTAGAGATGTGTGACGTTACGGTTGCAAAGACGCTGAACCCAATCTCCTACACAGTTGATGTTGCATTTCCTGCATCGGTACTCGTTCATACCTTCTCCAGATAGTCATCAAACCATTCAGGCCATATCTCAAACGGATGTTTGCCCAGCATGATTGCATAGCGGTCAGCCATGTATTCGGTCAGTTTGCAGTCTTGGTTCCTCCACCGAACAATCGTCGCTCTTTCTAGACCGAAGATGTCGGCGATGAAGTTTGCGGTCGTGTCCGGTGGGAACTGTTCAATCAATCTGATCGCTGGATACTTCCAGCCTGACATCAGTCGTTGACGTATTCGGTGTCGTGCTGATGACCGTAACTGGTCACCGAATCATCCACATCTTTGAATGCGTCTGCGAGCTGTGTGATCTCCTCATCGGAGAACAGGTTGGCTTTGGGAACAATGCAGTACGCCTGTTGCGCGTCGTGTGTTTCCATGTCGAGCGGGTCGATGCCTGTGGCTTCGATGTGGTCTTGTACCACTCCAAGGATTGATCCGATTTGTGTGGCCGTGATGATGACATCACCTGGCAAGGTTTCATCCCAGTTGATCCGTATGGTTCCGAGGTGTGTGTTGATGTATATCTGTTTCATGAAGTCCTCCTATTGGTCTTCTGTGGGATGTTTTGGTTGGAATGGTTCGCAGTTGAACCCGTATGACTTGCCTTTGCGTTTGCCTGCAACGCGATAGGTGATTGGTTTTCCTTTCCGTGTGCGTGAGTGTTGCTTCTTGTTGATCAATGTTTCAAACACTTGGAGTGCTTCCCATTGTCGATCCATGCCACCGTGAATGAGTGCCTGGCTTAGCAGGTCACAGCAGGTGCGCAGATTGAGATTGTCCAATAGCAATCCGTCTGTATAGATTTTTTCTTGTCTGTCCATTTCGCAGGGTTCCTTTTTGTTAGTCGTCTTCTGTTATCTCAAACGATCTAGCGATACGGTATTTCTCCGCAGCACTAGCCGATTCGAGGAGTCCGAGTGTAGTTGACGCGGTTTGGTTCTTCAGGGTTGTAATCCAGAATGATGGTTGACCTGCTGCACGTTGCACTGTTGCGATCACAACATAGGCATCGCACATGCCTTCGGTGCAGGCATCAATGTATTCTGCGATTGGGTCTTCAGTCATCGTCTTCCACTCCTCGATCTCCGCACAATGGTTTAGCAGGTATCGGCTGTCTGCACGGGCATGGGTTGTTCCGTCTACCGAATGTCGTCATGGGCTTCGCTTGCTGTCCGATATTCGCTGTGGCTTCCTGCCATCATGCGACCTTCTGGGGTGATAGCAATCCATGTTGGTGCGTCAGGATCACACAAGCAGCCTGTGACACGTTGCGGATCGTGACGGATCAACGACTGACACTTCAAACATTTGGCTTGGAGAATCATTGGGTATCCATTCGTAACGCATGCAACATGCCATGCAGCTCGTTGACTGTGTCGGTCAGTCGTGCCACCTGCACTTCTAGGAGCGCAATGGTGTATCGCTGTTCAGCAATGGTGAACTCGTGGTCGATGGATTCTTGTTGCATTGTCTTCATCCAAGCCATCAGCGTCGTTCCATCAGGATCGGTGGTGACCAGGTTGAGTCCCATGCTGAGCCAGGTTTGGTGGCGACACGAATGAGGCCGTCTGAGTCGAGCATGACGAGGAGGTGGATGCCTCCGGCGATGCCTGCTGCTGTGATGTCGTAGTTTTGGATTTTGCCTACCCAGCGGGCTTCGCCGTCTCGATCTGCGAGAACGGTGACGGTGTAGGGCGCGTCTGGGAATGTGTCAGCTGCGGTCATCGTAAGCCTCCAAATGTTTGTTGATTTCTCGCAGAAGGTTCAACTCGTATTTGGTTTCTTCTAGTTCTTTTTTGACGGCTGCAAGTTCGCGTGACAGTTCCATGCCCATGCGACGTGATTCGCGTAGGTCTTGTGACAGGCCATAGGTGCCTTGCTGATATCGGGTCACAGTTCTGCTCCTTGGGCTAGGTAGACGCGGAGGCGTGAGATGTCTGAGTGGGCTTGGGTGAGTGTCACTTTGCAGGCTTCAAGTTCTTTGAAGAGTGAGTCGGCGGTGTCTCGGTAGTTGTTGCGTTCTTCGGTGACACGTTCAAGTGCTGTGTGGAGTTCCGATACACGGATTTCCAGTTCAGCAAATTGTAGGGCTAGGTCGTTCATTTGGGTTTGCTCCTTTTGGCTAGTTCTAGTTTGAGTGCTTCGATGGTTTTGAATAGTCGTTCTTGGTCACCTTGTCCGACCCAACTGCGTTCTAGGAATTGGATGGCGTTGATGATGTCTTGTTTCGTCATCTTGGTCTTTCTTGGATAGTTGCTCGACGGGATACCGGTGTTGGGGGTGGTGGTATCCCGCCGAGCAGATCGGGTTATCGGTTTACCACATTGATTCGGAGTCGTCCTTGGCGGCTGCTTCCACTTTGGCTTTGAATAGTTTCGGTGCGTTGAAGCCTTTCTTGGCTTCTCCGAGTCCCGTGAACTTGACTGACAGTGTGGTGCCAACCATTGTGGTGACTCCTGCTGCGGTTGCTGCCTCTCGTACCGCCTTCACCATATTTCCGCGCGCCCACAAATTGCCGAAGCCGTCTGTGGTGGAGATGGTGAATACGAAGACGTAGCGGGTGTCGCCGTTGTCCCATGTTTTGATGTTGCCTGCTGGGTCACGGTCTTCAAGTTTCTTGACCTCGATGACTTTGCCTGTGTGGCTGTCTCCTGGTGTATCAAACTTGAGGGCGGGATATTTGTTCCCACCTTCGCTAAGGAATATGTCTGTCATGATGCTTTCTCCTGTATCTGGAAGTTGTTGGATTTTGGGTTGTAGATGAGATGCAGGTCGTCATCCTTGATTCGTGCGCAGATGCCTTTGAACAGCAGTGCTTGACGATGGTCAAGGTTGGCTAATGCTTCTCCTGCTTTGGTGTATTGCTGTTTCGTGATGTGCGAGCAGATGCCCACCACTAACTCTGCATCGTATTGTTGATCCAACATCAGACACAGGATGCCTGTGGCGATGTCGATTCTCCGATGAGATTTCACTGCATGCAAGCCGATTGAGCGGCCTGCTGATGCAGATTCAATAATCAGGTCAATGTATTTCTGACGTGTTTGGGATGGTAGTCCTTCAATGGTTTGACGGATGTGCCGGAGCGCAGTCATCTCATGATGTTGCACTTCGTAGATGGTGCCTTCGATGTCGTCAATCATCCTGGGTACGCATCTTTCGGATTGTCAAAGCCTGCGATCTTGCGTGACTTTGGCTTCGGCTTCGTTGGGTCAGGTTCAAAGAACGGTGACGAATGATCTGCCTCAACACGCTCAATGGCTTTGATCAGCGCATCCAGTTGATCGTTGTCGCAGTTCTGTAGTTTCGGCACGTC